CATTATAGGCTTGGTCTATTGAGAATACCGCCCTCTTCAAGACAAATGTCAAGTCCTTATTCTGATCAGCTGTCCATGTTGAAGCATTTTGTGACTTAAATAATACACCTGCATAAGGCTGTTGTGATATTCTATTACCACTTTGGTCTTCTTTACCAATCTCAGCATAACGTACCATGTATTTATTAGAGTTTGACATAAGAACAATTGCATATTCAACACCATCTTGTAGATATACCGGAGATGGGAATGTAAATGCAGTTGCTACAGATGTACTAATAGCACTTGGGTTAAGCGTTACATCAGAGAATGGAATAATCTTTTGTGTAGGGAATCCATTGACCATTTCACGTATTGATACATTCATAGGTATAGCAGCATCTTTAGCCGTAAAGTAAAGATCTACTGAAGTAACAAATGCTGCTTGGTCAAGCAATATTGATTGAGCTAATGGGTCATGCCAATTAACTCTATTCCTTCCTGTCTCTCTGCTAGTAGTTGTTGTATCTTCTACTGTTAATCTTGAAATAACCGGAGTTCTTGTTGAAATAATAACATTTTCCCTTGATTCGAGTAAGCCCGAAGCATTATACATTGCTGTAGCTGATGTTTCTGTTACCTCATCATCGTTACTAGATGATTGTGTTAGTTTAAATTCTTTTTCACCTGTCTTAAAGTTAAGAGCAGAGTTATTAGGTATTAAGAATGAACCACTTACTGCACCATTCGCATCGGTTGTCAATGTAGTAGCTCCTGCTGGGTGAGCAGTAACAGTATTAATACCAACTAATGGGGCATATGTTGATGCCGTAGTAGATACATAGTCAGCAACTGCTGTACCATCAAAGAATGCATATACTTGCATACCAGGCTTCATACGTGTAGCAGCAAATGAAACTAATCTTGTTCTCATGAATGGTATAAAGTTAACCTCTACTATACGATCGCCTGAACTAAATCTAGATGTTTGTACTTCAATAGTTTGCTGAACACCTGTCCGTCTCATATCACCTGTTTCAGTTTGAATATTCCAGTTACCTGATCTATGCCAGCTCTTCTGACCTGTCCAGTTGGTTGTCCAATCATTCCAAACAGTACCTACTTGAGGTTGGAGAGCGGCTTTCATTGCATCAAATTCACCATCATTGTTAATGACCACTTCAGGCCTTCTGTCTACATCCCTCCATTCATCTGTCGAAGGAGTTAATGTCATCGAACCAGTCCAATTGAATACATCGTAAGGGTTAACATTAATTTGACCTGAATATTGTGTTTGTGATATAAGATTACTTGCTGTAGTATTTGTAGTATATGGCAATGTAACCAAATCACCTGTTTTAACGGTTGTGGATGCACCATCATGTGTTAATCCAGCATTACCTGAAGCAAATGCAGGGCGTAATATACGATTAGTTATGTCTACCGATGCTCTATATTCTGGGGATGAGGAGTTAGACATTCTTGTATTTGAGAATGCATCCACTAAGAAGCCTGACTTCCATCGTGGGTCATTCGATCCATCTAAAATTTGTTTATTTTGTGCTTCAGCTTCTAAAAATGATAGTACTGAATAGTATTCTATTTGACTTATTCTCTTATCAATACGACCAATATCACGCATTGTATAGCGTCTATTATCAATAAAGTCAAGGGTTACCTCATCGGCTGTTAATGTATAAGCCGGGATAGACATTGTATATAAATGCATTGAATCACTTGGAATTTCAGGGGCCTCTGGATAACGTGCCGGAACACCGCCAGCTACACCAAATGTACCCTTAGAATCTAAATAAATCTTATCGATTCGTGGTAAATAGAATTGAATGTCTGTTTCAAATTGTGAGTATCTTGTAGGGCAGAATGCTGTAACAGCACCTGTGCCTGTAAATACAGCACCAGCATTACCTGTACGTGGCCTAAAGTCAACACAACTTCTTAACTCTAAATCGCCATGCTTAGGGATGTCCTCATAGTCAATAGCTGCATAAGAATCAACTGTAAAGAAATCACCTGCTGAATGGTCAAAATACTTATATGTTACAGTAAGATTCACACCTGCTGTATAGTTTGATGTAGTTTTAAGCTTAATTCTACCAGCATCGTAGTGAGTATCTCTTTGACCATTGTCTAATTCGAAGTGAGTAGTAACATTAGCAGAACCTACAGTCTCTACAACCGATACTAATTCATGTACATCTGCATGGTCAAGCTTCATACCAGTGCCTGTATAGACAGGATTGTTAGATGCAAGAAAAGCTACTGAAGTATTAGCACTTAATGTTTTTGTTTTATGGTCTAAAGTTCTAACCATAGGAGCAATCAATCTTAAGGCATCATTTTCATATGCACCTAAACCACTGACTGTTACTGTTTGGTTAGCATTACTAAATACAAATTCAGTGCCAATATTATCAACTGGAGGGTTATCTGTAAGTGAAGAACCATCATCATTCACTAATATCCAATTTGTATTAAGTGATTTTGAACCAAATACTTCATTAGTAACACCTGTTGTGAATATTGCTACACCACTTGTTACATCACCAGTCGCAGAATGTATACGATTTGTCTCAAATCTAAAGTTATAATCAGGAGTTGATCCATCTGTTATTGTATTGAGTGTCTTAATTCGTTTGTATGGTAATTCAAATATTAATCCATCAGGGCCAAGGTTAAACGATTCTATTGCTGCAGCAAAGTCATAAGATGATTGAGCATCTAATTGAGTTGCATCTGTCATTGTACCTGTAAAATCAAATATGTGTATTCTATACCTTGAAGCTGTAGTACCACCATTACCACTTACACGTTCAATTGAACGAGCACGACATGTACCAATTGATGAACCACCAGCATTCTCAATATCTATCTTACCGAATGTAGTAATGTCTGGGAAACCGTCCATACTTGTCACTTCAATATAGTTATTATGGGTAATCTCTGTAACTTTATCTGTTACTCTTTCCGATGTCCTTGCTTTATCAAAGTGTACATTGGTTGTACCAAGGGTTTGTATCTCATAACCTCTTACATATGCCTTTGAAGGCTCAACACCAAGGGTTAATTTAGTGGCTGTACCACCTGTATGGTCTTTAACCAATGCTTTAAATGGATTAACGTAGTAGTTACCCGATTCATCGAATGTTCTACGAGCCATTTCATCAGCAAGGTGATTATAATCTGCAGTTCGTGCATTCTTTGTGATATAACCATCTTCTAATCTAGCGATAAGAACAAAGTTACCATTTGTAGCATTAACTGCTTGAGATGATAGTGTAGCTGTAATGGAATAACGATGTGCGCCTGGAGCTGACTGATTAGGTGTACCAGTAGCATTATCATTTAACGATGAATCACTACCTGAACTGACAAGGGATTCAGTGACAAGTAAGCCTATATCGAATGATACGTTATGTGTGTATTTAGATAATACGATTGTTTTAGCTTTAGCTGTAACAAAATGCTTTTTAATATAATATATACCATCTTCTAGTGCCACAATAGAGCCAAAGCCTATAGCAGAGGCTGCTTTTACTTCAGCTGATTTATTTGCACCATCTGTAATCGTTGCGTTATCAGCAAAAACTGTGCCTGATATATATTTAACAAATATAGTAACAGGGTCTGAACCACTAGCTAATTCAGCATGGACAACCCTAGCTACGTTAGTACCATCAGTAAATTCAGTACCAACTAACTCTGCAACTGTATCGCAATAAGCATTAACAGAATCTAATTTAATATAATCAATTTTATTATGGAGGTGAACAGCTCCTGGTACAACAACAGAACCATCTTTAAAGGTATGGTCACCATGTGATGACACTTGGTGCTGTAATTGTGTTTGTAGCTGAGTTAATTCTCTTGCTTGTACAGCCTTACCGGGCCTAAATAATATCCTTTGATACTGTTCTTTAGGGCTGAGCGTGTTACCTGAGGCAACCTGCTCAAAATCGTCCCAATATGGTTCTACGTTAAATGAAATTGCCATATTTCTGTCCTATTTAAAATGCTATTACTAATCTTACTGTTTCTACTTGTCCTGACGCTCTTGTTGTAGCCGTTCTATTCTCTATAAACATTACATCACCTGAATGATGGTTAACTAAAGGTGCCGTTACTGCTGAAATATCATCACCTGCCGTTGATGCACCTGTTGCTCTAGTAAAATGTGATGCAGTAAATGTTCCAAAACCAGTAGTTTCGTTTTGTATATAATGCAATACACCTGTACTAGTATTATATTCTACACATATACCTTTAGCACCAACTGTACCACTTGTATGACCTTCAAATGCAAAGTCAGCTACATATGTCGCATGCAAACCAGTAGGAATTGTTACACTCTTACATGTATTATATGCACTTGCTTCTGCAACTTGAGCAATAGTACCTGAACCAGATGATGTTGTAGCGATAGCTTTAAATACTTCGCCCACAACTGGATTACCACTAGTTGAACCTGCTGTTACCCAATGTGCATCTGATGATGTACCTATTGTTAAAATCTTATAAAAGTTACCTACAACCATAGAGCCTACAGCCGATAGTGTAGCTGATTGAGTAGCTAATTCAATTGGGTTTTTAACAACTGCTATCTGTCTAAAGTCATTTGAATCAGGAATTGAACCTGACTCATCGCCAGTAAATACTGTATTAACTGTTACATAATGTGCTCTTAAATCATTTGTAGGATCTGCACCATATCCGCCTGGAGGGCCGATAACTGGTCTGACCGTTGCTGCTGTAGATGAACCACTTGTGGTTAATGTAACTGTAGCGTGGGTATATCCTGTGCCAACGTTAGTCATTGTAACACTATTAATTGCTCCACCAGATACTGTACATGTTGCTGCAGCATTTGAACCATCACCTGAAATAGTGATCGTTGGTGCACCTGTATATCCAACACCCGCAGTAGTTATCTTAAGGTTATATATTGCGCCATCAATTGCATTACCTTGTACAGCCCATTGTGCTGTTAGTCCAGCATCAGCACCAACTGCTGGTTGTTCTGTTAATTTTCTGCAAGGCATAAATGATGATGTTAAAAACTTAGTTACATCAGTTGCTGGGACTGTATACATGTATTTCCATATATAACCATCGTTAGCTGCTACGCTACCGATAACACCTGATGTTTGAACACCTATAGTGTCTGGGTTATATGTACTTGCGCCTGCACCGGCTCTCAAACACATATATACATTATTGTTATCTGATATAACAAAATATGTTTTGCCTTCTATATTTGAATCTTGATCGTCATATTCTACATATGTAGTACCAGAAACCCATAGGTTCCTTTTTGTACAATGAACAATGTCTGCAGCATCAACTCGTTTCATGGCAAACATGTTTTCCCATAAAGTATTTGATGCGTAGTCATTTTCATATGGGGTGTCCGGAGATGCGTCATCCGTCCATGCGTTTGGCCGTCCCAGAGCCATATAGAATTGATTATCACTAAGACTCTCAACGAATTTATTCGTTGAATCTAGTCTGAATTTGCTTGTGATTATTGCTGCCATGTCTTTTCCTTTATTTTATGTTACCCCTAAGGGGTATGTTGTACGAGTGAATTATGTCCACCCATTCCGAATTGTAAACCTATATTGTTATTTATACTATCTTGCACTGTATATCGAGCAAAATCACTATTTGGGCCTAAATAACTGAACTTCATGTTCTCCCAATGATTTTGCATACCTATAATGCTAAATTCTGAACTACCTCGTGCATAATGGGTATACGATTTCTCTAATATGTGACTATTAAATTGGACTGGTCCAACTTGATGTGCACCTAAAGTTAACTGTATCTTACCAACAAATGGTAACCAACCATATTGCGCTTGTGTATTTCCTTGGTCTAATGCTAAAATATTGATTAATATCTCCCCAAAGAATTTAAATCCTGCAGGGTGAACTAATCTTGTAAATGCATTTTTCCAATCAGCTACATTCTTACCAGTTTTTAATACATATGAGAATTGCTGATAGTAATAAGAGTCTTGTAAAAACTTTTTGTCTGATAAGAAACCATTAACCGTAGTAAATAATCCTTTAGCATATGTTCTTACAACATCATTATTTGCTAAAGCACTTGTAAAATTTAATCTATATTTGGTTGTACCTGAATCTGAATATACCTCTTCGGTATAATCTGTACCTGGAGTTTGATAATCGTTATTAACAAATACAACGTCATCATCAAAAATGGCTGCTTGAACTGCATCATTATTTGCAGGAGTTACTGATGGTGTGCCACTAATTGTAAATGTATGATTAGGAGTAAATGTAGTTCTATCAGCTTTAATAGCCGTTTCTTGATTTGTCCAATCTCCATCTGATGGATTAAGTAAATCTTCAAATGGAAAATATGTTTCAACATCATCATCGTATATCATTCTAAAGAATGACTTAATAGATTCAGGTGTACCTCTACTTCTATAAAATTCAACAAGCCTCTTATAAAACATTCTTGGGTTTGTAGCAAAGTCTCTAGGTACTGCAACACCAATTTCATTTTGGAGTTCATTAAGGAGCTTTTCCTCAACAAAGTCAATATCTCTTTGAATATCTATAGCATTAAGATAGAATCCAGATTCATTTGAACGCTCTAAATATAATGCATATGTCTTAAGAAAATTAACTAGCTCAGGATATGAACCTTCTATATGGTCTGGTGTTAATTCATCGATATATGATGATATATTATATTTTCCAAGTCCATTTGCCATTAGTTACTTACCGTTGTATAATCAATACCAGCAGTAGTACCACCAGTAGCCATAGTATCTATTTCTCCAGTAATTCCAGCAGTTGATGTATTAATTGTTAGTAATTCATTTCTTGTAGGTGATATATCAGATGATGCCGGCTTAACCGTCACATCAATTGTAGTCATACCAGTAGGTACTCCAGTTGGCTGAAATGAGTTAAGAGTAACTGTTCCATCTTCTTCATTTACATCACCAATGTTAGTGGCTAATACTAAATTAGATGTATCAACTATTTGAATAATTCTTGTATTACTTGAACTGTCATAAAAATCTTTAAGCTTACCAGTTTGGCCAGCGTATGTAAAATTGGTTGATGTCACATAAGAACCAGTAGTACCTGTAGTAGCATCTAAGTCAGTCAATGGTTGATTAAACTTAAGTGTATATTTAGTCTCTTCTCCAAGTACTGGTGTAATTTTTTTAGTCATTTTAATACGAGTAATATTAGATAAAATAGCAATATTGGTATCGTCAATCTTTTTAAGAACATTTGAATCTCTATATACTCCACCAAAACTCTTTAATGTATCATCGTTATATGTCACAAGTGTATTCCTTATTGAGGTTGCCAAACCAGATGCTGTTACTGTAGCAAGGTTAGGATTATATTTAAAATAGACTTCGAGGTCGATATAGGTGTATTCTGGGTCGACAAGAACCGGAGTGATACTTACAACGTTTTTTGGCTTTAAAATACTTGTTTTTATAGTGGTTTTTTGGTCATCGGTGAGTGTTTCAGCTGATAATGGCTTAATGGAGACATACACCTTACCATAATCGGGTACATCATGGTCTTCTCCACCCCATACTGCAACAGCTTCAACATCGGCAAATTCGTTTTTAATAATGGCCTTATAATCATCTGGCGTTACAGCCCTATTTTGTGATACGTGCGCAAGAGGAGCATTAAATTTAATAGCTTCTTTAGTTTCTCTTGCAGCACCACCAGTAGCTTTACTTACAAGTGTAATTGTCTCATCACTATTACCATTAAGTGAATCAGTCATAGTAAATATTGTAGCACCATTCACATCTGTACCTGATGGAATTGTAGAATATTCTATTTTAATTGTATTACCATTCCCTGGCCTTCTACCTACAATATTATCACCAAATTTAACTTCGTAATAAGCATCTCTTCCTTCCTCTAAAAAGTACACTTCACTTGTGCCATCGAGGTTTACCACATTACTATTAAGAGAATAAACCTTAGATGCGCTTGTAGATTGAGAATCTGTCACAGTAACTTTAATCGAAGCGGTGTTTACATTTGTAGCAGGAATTAAATATGATTCGAATGCATTATTTTGGTATGTATATGTTATTTCTGATAATGTTCCTTGTTCAATTTGAATATTTGAGAAGTTCCAACCTGTAGTTGCATCAAAGTTAATTGTTTGAGTAACTGAATTAAACATTGGATATGTTATACCATCAATAGTAGTATTAAATTTTGTGCCTCTTGGTATACTTAAAGTAAGCGGTACATTGCTTCCATCATGATTCCATAAAGGTGTAGCTGTAACATCATAATTCATTTTCATATTAATTACAGCAGTTGATGGAGCAATAGACCTTGGAGTATAACCTAATAATTTAGCATGAGATACTACAGAAGACCGTAACTGCGCAGTATCAATAAATGTTTCATTTAATGCAAAGTTTGCATTCATTGAATTAACGTGCGTTATATAACTTAATACATCAATGATAGTTGCCATTGCAGAGCCATCATAATTATAGTCATTAAAGGTAGTGTCAGTTGCCTTCATATATGCGACTAGATTTAATTTTATTTGATCAAAATCTAATTCACTTGCTGAAATTCTGCGTTCTATTGCCATTATCGTAATCTCTCTATTGTGGTAGCAATATCAATTATTTCGTTACTTGATTTAACTCTACCGGTTACTGTTATGTTTACTCCGTGTTCATCTGGTCTTGCTTGAATATTTGTATTAAGTACTACTAATCTTGGTTCCCAATTACGTATAGCAAGATTAATAGAAGTTGCCATATTAGCAGCAGTTACATTTGTCATATTTTCAAATAAGTATTGTCTAAGATTTGCACCAAACCTATATTTAAATGGACGCTCACCATGATTAGTACGAAGTATATTTAATACGCTTTGCGTTACAGCTGCATTATCCTTTTTTATTCCAACGTCATTCGTATTAGGATTTTGCTTAAAAGAAAAATCTAAATCTTTATACGTTTCTTGTCTTGCAATTGTTGCCATATAATCTATTTATACCTTTATTAACTTAATGCGCCAGTATTTCCAGCACTTGACCCACCTGCGATAGCATGAGTATGTCCATCAATTAATTGTGTGTTACTCGTAGTAGTTGTACCTGTCACTAGAACATCACCATCTAATTTTATATCTGCTGACTTTAATGTCATATCACCTGTGCTCTCTATATCTGTTGTACCAGTTGAGAATAATTTAAGAGTACCTGCCGAATTTACATCAATTTGACTTGAATCACCTGTGGAATTTATATCAATAATGCTCTCATCACCTGTAGCATCTATAACAATATTACCTACCACATCCATATCAACATTACCACCAATATCAATATCTGCATTCTTTCTAATGTCTAATTTAGCATTTTGGAATACTGTCATATCAACCTCACCACCAACGATGGCATTTAAACCGCCTTCGGTATGTAATTCAATATTACCGAATGAAGCGGTATAAGATGTTTTGTCTGGATATGTCCATTGGCCATCAACCAATTTGACTTTATCAGGGTCATAATCATCAAAGGTAGCTAATGCAGAGGCATATGGTGCTTGTGCTTCAGCTGATAATTCTTTAACCTTCCTCATATTTTTATGAGTCAAGGTGAATGTATTGGTTTTTACAGGAGGGAACCATTGTTCAATAGCTTTATTTCTAGTATAACCACCTAACACTACATGATGCACAGCAATACCATTATCATCATATATAACATGCTCTGGGTCGCTACTCCCTACGTCAATATCAATATTACCCCTTACCTCGCCATCTATATCTCCTTTGACAAGTAAATCTGCATTGCCATCAACTGTTGTATATGCATTACCATTCACTACAGTAGTCATATCCTTACCTACTTGAGCAGTTAAGTTTTTAGCTACTACTAAATTAGCATCACCACTAACAATAATTCTAACATTTCCTCTAACTTCAAGTGTATCATGACCTACTACTAATTGGTAGTTATCTCTTATAATCTTTTCAATCTTTGAACCATCAGGTTGTATTTCATATTGAGTACCACTCATATGTCTTTCTTTTATACGCTCTAATCCAGGAGTGTCATCATATTCTTTAACATGACCACTCTCTGTTGCATATACATTATTATATGGATAAACAGGAGCATATGCACTTCGTGGTTCATATGTACCTTTAGGGTCTAGTGTTTCAACCACATCTATGGATTCTCTTACTCTATCATTATTATCTGGTTCATTTGTTGTCTCAGCTGGTGAACCACCAATGGCAGTATCATCATCTGTGGTGACATCTGTTTTTGTAGGAAGAGACCCCAGAATCAAAAACTCTACCTTCATTTGGTCTAAAAATACACCACATACTAATGAACCTACTGCTAAATTTACAGAATGACCTGTACCATTTATGGCAGGTGTATTTCCAGGCATCACAACCTGTGACCATCCAAGATCTTTTGTTTCTATATTATCATGAATATCATATACCTTTACTTTAGCTCTTCCAAGCATTAAAGGGTCATTAATATTTTTTACTATTCCAAAAAACATTATGTGTCTAAACTCCCATCTCTTATTAATTGTATATCTTGTGAATATTGATGTTTACCATCTTGCATCTGAAATTTATGTTGTATACTTGAAATTATATACTTAGTATCAGTTTTTGATTGATTTACATTACTTCTACCTGATTCAGTTTCTATACTATAACCACAAGCAAGTCCTGGAATAGCAACAACATCTACTGCACTCATTTTCATATTAAATACTCTTCCTTTTTGACTTTGAGCTGCATAACTTGCAGGTTCGCATGAAGTACTAAATATTGACTTTGCATCATTATCATACAAATTATCTTGTAATTTATACGTTGTTGAAGGTATTGATGTAAGTTCTGCTTTTGGCAAGGTTTTAGTTTGAGTTTTATCTAGACTTATTTGTTGAATTTTATGGCCATAATATCCTGAAGCCAATTTAGAAACATAATTTTTATTGTATTCATCCATAAGAAATTTACTAACAGTTCCTATATCTGCATCTGAGTCTAAACCATCACTATCTGCAGTTGCACCAACTATTGAAGCTTTTAATTTAAATACGGTTCTTTGTGTTACAGTTCCAGTTAGAATAAACAAACTAAACTCACTATTATTCATTTCATGAAGTGAAGTCAATCTTGTAGCTCCTTGATCACATAACCTTTGGTATAATAATATTGGAGAATTATGTATATCATAACAATGATTTACTACATTAGTAAGAGCATCTGCAGCTTTAATATTTGGTACAATATATTTACCTGTATTAATAGATTTCGAATCTGTAAAGAATCGACCTTCGTTATATATTCCTATGCCTCCAAGAGGTAATGGATTAGCTTCTCTAAAAATCTTATGAATAATTTCGTCACCTCTACCAGAAAAACTTGCATTTATAATTGCAAGTTGATTATTCATCGTGGCATAAGCAAGGAAATGTATAGTATATTTTTTACCTAATTTATCAATTTCCATTTTTTCAATACCATCAGCATAAAAGTGATTAACAAACATATGACCTTCATATAGCCATTCAATTTTAATAGGAGCTTGTTGTGCTGATATCATAAAGGTGTCCATAAAATTTATATGGTCTTGTATAACCATACTCCCTCTTATATTACCTCTTATAGTTTCAAACATAGTCATAGATAATACCATACCACCTATATCTTGTCCGTGAACTTTTACATGTAAGCCTTGAAGATTTTTCATTATTACATTACACTAATAAATTTAATAGCAACATCCCTAATATGTTCAGGTTTAATTACTTTTATTTGTCTATTTTGTTCTGTTACAGCCGACTCATAATCGATGTATGTGTATGGTGTAGTACCAGAAGCTGCACGTATTACCCATGCTTGAGTTGAATCATTTATGTGGTGGTGAGGTGCATAAGCTTGTGACTTAATAAAATTACAATTGACTGAATCTGTAGAAGTAAGACCTTGAATAGTTTCACCAGTTACAGTAAATGTACCTGTTAATTTTTCTATAACAACATAACCCATATTGACATGAATTTCTTTTATAGTTCCTGTTGCTCCAGAAACACCACCTGTTACTGTTTCACCTATTTTAAATTTATCTACTAATGAATCATCAGTATCACCTGCCAAGTATTGATATTTATTTGTACAATATTCTATAAGCTGAGCAGAAGACATTGGCCAGTCATCCCATATATTTTTTATTTGTGGATTAAGCAATAAGAATGTCCAATGATATTCAGAGGAATTATATAATCGTTGGCTTAAATGATCTGGTCTTTCGCCATCTATAACTGTGACTGTTTGATAAAAACCAGCATTATTTATTAAACTATCAGATACTTTAGCTTTTGCTGTTAGATTTTTTAATACATCTACATTACCAGATCCATCAACATCAATTGCTATATCTTGAATATTTGCGAAATACATATTAGTAACCTCTCTCTACATCATCTGCATATATTGGAACAATTTCTTTAAGTCCTACACTTAATCCAATTTCAACTGGTGCATTATTTTTTTTAAAGAATGAAGTATTATTTGGATTATATGTAACATTAACAGTTTCAATATAGCATGGTGGTAATTGAATCATATCTTTTGCACCATGAAATGAACAAATAACATGGTCTGGTACAGTAACCATCACATCACTTTGTTTTTTAGCATGAGCAGATTTTCTAAAAAATTTAATAAGCCCAGCAGCATGATCAGATTCCTCTTCGCTATCTGGTAATATTACCCAATTAAAAGTAAATGTTCTTAATGCTGTTGATGCATATCTTACAAGTTCATTAGGATTCATAACTTTACCAGTATGTCTTTGCATTTCTGCTTGAATAAGAGTACCTATACTACCAGTAATTACAGCAGTAACAGCAGCAGGAATACCAGGAATCATACCTGCAGCAGCACCGGCAGCAGCAAGAACTGCGGGATCAGTTAATGTTACCCAATTTACTAAGTCACCACTATTACCACCTTCTGCAAATTGGTTTAAAGCTGCGCCTAACTTTCGTGTATCTTCATTATATACCATTGAGTCACTTATTTGTATATCTGTTGGCATATATAATGCTATTGAACCAGTATAATTTCTCTCAGCAACTTTATTAGCATCCTTAATCCAACCTCTTACTGTACTAATTGCTGAATTCCAACCTGCTTTAATTTCCTCTTTGTTATACGTCTTCCTATTCGCATACGCATCCCATCCTGCATCAGTACCAGCTACCACAGCCGCTTCTGGGTCTTTTATAGCACCAATCATTCCACCTACAATTGCATCTTTGATTGCCCCAATCTGTTCTGCACCTTTTGTAATTTTTGCCATAGCTAGAGTTTCATCTATAGTCATAAACTCAAATAACATAAATGGTTCATGTGTATCTTCAGATATAGCACTCATACGTTTAATAGCATAGTCACTTGATTCATGACTATTAAAATTTATATTATCTACAGCAGTATCATTACCAACAGTTGCTGGATATTTCCAATGTTCAAATATTTCTTTATAATCAGCTTGTTCTCTTTTCTCTGTGCCTTTTACTAATGCCATGATTATTCCTTTGTTCGTATAATAGTTATTTATACGAATTTATATAAATACTACCATGAAAAAGACATATTCTGGCTCTTGGAAGCCAAAACACCCTGAAAAATATAATGGTAACGTTGATATGATACATTATAGATCGTTATGGGAGCGTAATGCATTTAGACATTTAGATAAAGCCAAGTGGGTTAAATGGTGGCAATCTGAAGAAACTATCATACCTTATATATGTTCGACCGATCGTAAGGCCCATAGATACTTTGTTGACCTCACTATACGAACAAATAGTGGCCGTACTCTATTGGTTGAAATTAAGCCATCATCACAAACTAAACCACCTAAACGTAAAAAGCTTAATGAGGCTTTGACCTATATGAAGAATACTTCTAAATGGAAATATGCTAATAAGTATTGTGAGGAACGTGGCTATGAATTTCAAATATGGACAGAAAAAGAGTTAGAAGCAATGGGTATTAAAACAATGACAATGAAATTTAAAGTGAGTAAAACTAAAACTGGTAAAAGAATATGGAAAACACTTAAGAAAAGAGTATAAATATAGTTATGATTAAAAAGGAAATTAAATGGCTAGTTTATTCGACGCATTAGAATCAGAAGCATTTCGTAAAGGATTAACTGCAAGAAGTAAAGAAGCAAATACATGGTTTGCTAAAAAAGTTGCAGCTCTTGGACCAATAGGTTCTACTAAAATGCTTAAAGATGATAGATTAAAAAAGCAGTCTGGAGCTTCACCTGGTGATATGGTAATGTACACATATAATCCAAAGCATAAAGAAACATTGCCTTATTATGATGTATTTCCATTAACAATTGTTGTTGGTCCTGCGAAAGATGGTTTTTATGGTGTTAACTTACATTACTTACCACCTAATGTTCGTGCAATATTTTTAGACAAATTAGGAGATGTTACATCTAATAAAAAATTTGATAAAACTACAAGATTTAAAATAACTTATAAGTTATTAATGGCAACAAAGAATTATAAATACTTTAAGCCATGTTTCAAACATTATTTAACAAAGCATGTAAATTCAGGAATTATGAAAGTTAATGCTGCAGAATGGAACATTGCAATATTTTTACAAACGGCCAAATTTAAGAAAGCAGCTCCTGGTAAAGTTTGGTCAGATTCTAAGAGGGCGTACTAATGACAATGCCAGTTAGCATAGATAGTTTAAAATCAACGATTAATCGTCATGGTGGTGTAGCACGTGGTAATAGATATGCAGTATATATTACTCATCCATTAAAATCATTAAATGGAATTACTACAGTAGTACACGCAGCCACAATGTTGAATAATCAAATAGATGGTCAGGGTCATCACATCGGTGATTTTATTACTGACCCAAGAGATATGTTTTTATTGTGTAAAGGTACTACATTGCCTGGTAGAAGAATATCAACAACAGAAGCTGCGCATAATCATAATTTATCTAAAAAACCTTATTCAGTTGTGTCAGATGAAGTCACTATGACATTCATATTAACAAATGATTATTATATTAAAAATTATTTTGATTTGTGGCAAGAGATGATTATAGATACGACAGGAAATCATTATAAAACAATGTATAAAGATGAATATTGTACTGATGTGATAATGCAACAATTATCTACATCTAATCATATAATTCCTGGTTATACAATTAAATTGGAGAATGCTTACCCTATACAAGTTGGAGCTGTTGAGTTATCTAATGAATCTGAAGGTTTAATGGAATTATCTATTACATGGGAATATGATAATTTTAAAAGAATAAATATGTTTAATGTAGAGTCCGATCTTCAATTAACTTTTACAGATGAGGGTCAGTTGAAAGAATTACATAAAGCTAAGAAGAAATCAACGTTTGGAGAGAAAGTAGATGTGGAACAAGGATTTACAAGCGATAAGAATAACCCTTTTAAAAGACAACCAATAGCTGGTGGTCTTTAAGATAAAATAATTTTATAATAATGGAGAGATAATGATGTTGCCAAAAATTGCAACCCCAAAGTATGATATGATTGTGCCTTCAACAGGCGAAACAGTAACATACAGACCATACGTGGTCAAAGAAGAGAAACTATTGTTAATAGCATTAGAATCTCAAAGTAATGAAGCAATTGAAAATGCTGTTGTAGATATTATTAAGTTGTGTGTAGAAACACCAATTAATGTAAATTCTTTAACAACGTTTGATGTTGAATTTATATTTGTAAATTTAAGAGCAAAAGCCGTAGGTGAAGGTATTAAAGTAAATCCTTCTTGCGAACATTGTGAAGAAAAAAGTGAACAAAAAATTAATTTAGACAAAGTCATAGTAAAGGGTCTTGAAGAAGATATTGATATGCGTGTGAAATTAACAGATGATATATCTGTTGATATAAACTGGCCTACTATGAGTAACAAATTAACTGAAGAAGATATGAAAACTGGCACTGATACGTTGATTAATATGGTTGCTAGAAGTATTGGAACAATTTACAGTGGTGAAGAGGTATTTACTGCTAGTGATTCGACCAAAAAAGAATTAGTAGAATTTGTTGAGAGTTTAGGTACTGACCAATTTAATGCTTTAATTGATAAAGTTTCAGAAGCACCACAATTGAGTTATGACTTAAAGTATAAATGTAAAGCTTGTAAGAAAGATAATACTATAGAGTTAAAAGGATTAATTGATTTTTTTCAATAGCCCTTTCTCACACAAGTATTGGTAATTATTATGAGATGAATTTTATATTAATGAACCAACATAATTTTACATTAGAGTCTCTTGATAATATGATACCGTGGGAAAGGGATATATACATATCTCATGTAAAAACATTAGTACAAAGAGAAAAAGAACAGAGGAATAAACAAAAAAATGGCTAAAGATCAAATTACATTACTGACTAATATTGCTGCTGAAATGAAGCGGCAGAATCAGTTTAATATACGTCAAAATCTGGAGAATAAAGAATATCAAGCTGCTCAGCTAGCTCAACAAGCAGGAGATCAACTTGGTGCAGGTGAGGGTCCAGCGATTATTGATGATGCTACAGACTTTAAACGAAGAGTCAAAGCTAGTATGTTTACTGCTAAATTTGGTGAAAAATTTACAGATAGTGGTAAAAGAGCTAGAGATAGTGTAAAGAAAATTAAAACCGAGAAGAAGTTCAAGGTTATGGATCGTGTTAGAATGGCCGACAAAAAAGTTGGATTAGCAAGTATTGTTGATGCTGTAGAAGCTCAAGATTTCACTAATGCTGAATTAACCCTAAGTTTAATAAAAGTAAATACTGATGCAGTAATACATTCTCTTGGTGGTATTAGACATGTGCTTGGAATGCAGATGGGTGGTATTCTGTTGGCACGTAGAGCAGCACAGAAAAAAGCAAAAATAGAAGCACAAGATAGAGCAAATGATAAAAGAGACGCAGAAGAAGCTAGAAGAGAAAAAGAAGATAAAGTTCAAAAAGATTCTGTAATCAAAGTTGGTATTGAGGGAGTGAAATCTGTAGGTGGTAAAGCTAAGATGGGACTTGGTAAGATGCTCATAATGGGTTTAATAGCTGGTGTTGGTATGGCAGTTAAATCTATGATAGATGGCTGGAAATCAGGTGGCCTTATTGGATTAGCAAAAGATTTATTTTTTGGTAATAATGAAGGTGGTTTAGGAAATGCAATTGCTGGAGCATTTAAAGTAGGTAGTACATTTGCTATAGCTGGCCTAGCGTTTGGTCCTGTAGGTGCACTCATTGGTGGTATAGTAGGTATGGCTGTAGGAGCATTTACTGGATATTTCGGAAGTGACGGAATTAGTAAAATGCTTGATGGAGCTGGCTTATTTATAAGTGAGAGTTTTGAATACGTTTGGTTTAAAATTAAATCATTAGGATTAGCTATGGCCCATTGGATATACAAACCGGGTCAAAAAGGTAATGTTACTGCTAATGATACAAAAGCACAATTTTTTGGTGAAGAAGTAAATTGGACTTTTACTAATGTTGGTAAATTGCTTACTGAAAATTGGAATAAAGGAATGGAATGGCTTGGAGCGAAAATAACAGGCTGGGCAAAAAAAATATATGATCCAACTACAAATGAAGTGTTTGGTGGTTTATTTACAATGCCAGCTTGGTTTGATACTGTAGAAGAGACAATTGGTAAAATGTGGGGTGTACTAGGTGATGTAGGTAATGCTGTAAAAAATGCTTTAATATATCTTCTTCCAGATGCTTTTACAGATTGGGCTGGATGGACAGTTGATGGTCAAATACCAAATAATAACCTTGTTAGAAAAGATGGTGCATTTATTAATCCAGCAGACCCTCATGGAAACGAATTTACTTCATTAACTGCAGCAGCGGCTGCAGCAGTTGGGTTTTCAGGAGCTGATATTCATGACCCTAATTCAGTTGTATCATTAGAAAAAGTTATGACAGATTATTTGGCTGAATCAGACCCAGAAAAAGAAGCAGCACTAATGAAGTTACTTGAAGAAGGTGATAGACGAAATATTGGTATGCTAACTAGGAGTAATTATTGGACGGCCGAAGATGATGCGCGTATTTTAGCTTCAATAAAACAATTTGACCCTCAAGCGAATGCTGAAGAGGTTTTGGCCGACTTAGGGCTAGGATTTGAGGGGGAAGGTAATGGTATTAATGATGAATTTTATGATGAAAATGATGTGCCTACAATGGCCTTGGTGCCAGATGTCCCGGTAACTCTAAATTCTAATTCTGATAATTCATCTAATGTAGGTGCAGTTATTATTAATAATAATTATTTAGATGGAGTGTCAGGCGAATCAGATATACATACACATTGGGGTAATTCAGTAGGGCCAATGAGCCCTTTGGAAAGAGCGAGGATGCGATAAAAACCCGCCTTTCGACGGGTTCTCAATAAATACTTAAGCTTCAGCCGCTAACTTAGCGAAATAACTCATAGTGTCATCATTATCCGAATCAGCTCTAGCTACTGGGTCAGCAGCTACAGCAACTGGATCTTGAACATCGTTAGGTGAATCATTAAATGGTGAATCATCAACTGATTCTGCCATTGCTGATTTTTCCTGAGAAGTTCCACCATCTTCACCTAAAACTCTAGTTAACTTAAGGTTAAGCTCACTATAAGTCTTATATGTTGAAGGGTCAGTAAACTCCATAAGAGAATACTGTTTGTTGTATATATCTTCCAATACAGCATCATCTGCATTTAAAGCTTCTGCACCACCAAACTCAGATCGGTCATAGTTACGGAATCCCGCGACTTGAGCAATCTTCATTTTAAAATTGGCACCTTTCCATAGATCAAATGGATTAACAGCAGTTTCATCTTCATACTGAGGTTGCATGCTATTCATAATCTTTTCAAAGATTTTAGCACCATAAGTATATAAGAATGTTTTACCGTTATTTTCAGGATTTTCAGGATCTGAAACCACACAAATATTTGACACATAATGTAAGCGACGCTTACGTTTACGTGCAATATCCTTGTCTGATTCTATACCCGTATTCCAGAGTTTAGAATTCATTTCAGAAACTGGATCGTCTTTACCCAATGTGGTCAAAGATTTTTCAACATACCATTGGCCTGTTGGTCCCTGAAAGAAATGATCCCAATATTTAGCCCAAGGTAAGTCATCACCTTCAACTGCAGGTAGGAAACGAATAACGGCATAACCGTTACCAGCTTTATCTACAGTTGGCTTCCATTGACGATCATCGCCGTATGATTTCTTTTCTGTGGTGCTTGAAGCCGCAGCTTGTAAATTGCTATCTATCGCACCGGCTTTGTTTTTTAAGTCTTGAAATGACATAGTTGTATCTCCTTTAAAATTTTATATTAATTTATATTTTTTTGTATCATTTAAAGACATCTAATATAATCTTTCTCATCTTACTATCATCGAACTTTAAGAAAGATTGATACTTTGATATCTTATTGAATAAATCAGGCCACAAAATAGTTTCTGTGATCTGTTTATTCGCCTTGTTTATAAACCCAGTCAAGCGGTTTATAATGCATACAGTCTCTAATGAAACTGTACCTTCAAGATGAAGCTGGACAATTTTTGGATATGTATCTTCTATTTCCAAAAGCTTATCAAACTTTACATCCGAAATTTCTTCTAATTCATTTTTAAACAAATAACTAATACTATCTAGACGCTTTAAAAACTGTGTATATGTATCTTCATCTCTTATCATATCTCCTGTGTATTTATTACCAGCAATTTGATGAGATGCAAAATACAAAATAATATCATCACGAGTTTTAAAACGTTTACCAAT